AATACTACCTATTGTAATAGCTGTAGAAAAATTAATAACAGGAGATGGACTTGTGTTTCCTATTACAGATAAACTACTGCCTATACCATTTAATGAGCGTAGAGCATATTCATCAGTACCGGCAGGAACAGTTCCTGAGTTTCTAACGAACGCAAAGTACGAACCCTCCTTCTTCTCATACCAACCTAATTCAATGAATCCTGTATGCTGTATGTCTGTCTCAAGAGTAGTACCCCAAGCATCAACACCTTGCAAGTCAATAGTCTTAAATAATTTATTTTCTAATACAGCTTCATTAAACACACTAGTTATTGCCGAACCGTACTGTATACCATAATAATTATTATAGGTATTGTTTGAGTTATGTAGGTATATATTTCCACCATTAAATGTGTAGAAATGATTATTCATACCAATAGACCACTCAGGTATAAATGAGTAGAATGATGGGAATCCCTGTACCGATTCGCTATATGTTAGTGTATAATTTGGCATACTATATTTTGTCGCCTGCGCCTGTTCCTGTGCCTGTGCCTGTGTCTGTGTCTTGAGTGCAAGATAACACTTCGCAGTTATTAGGTATATTTATCAGTATGTTCACACCGGATATTGCAACAGTTTGCCCATGAACTACCGGAGTTCCATTTAATGTAAATCCATTAACTCTTTTATACCTTGGTCTTACTGAACAATTAATCGCAGGAGTAAATGATACTATTCCGCCTGAAACGTTAGGAATTATTTCTAGTCCACTTGCTGAAGTTGTTACAGCTCCTGTAGTACAATCTATATCTGTGTATGTAATTACACTAATATTATTGATAGTAAGAAGAGTTGGAACAGTTCCATCCGACAATGTAAAGGAAAAAATATTGCCCTGACCTCCTGTTGTTTTATCAACACGGAATTCTTCAAATGTTAATGTTACAACCGTTCCACTACAGTTAGCGCAAGCTTCAGGCGCAAGTAGCGTAGTAATTCCATTTACAGTTAACTGTCTTCTAGAAATGGTTTGGTCAGAATAATATCCATCAGGAGCTTTTGTTGTTAATGCGGCTGTGGTGTATATTGCTGTTGCTAATGATAATGTAGGATTATCTGAATAATATGTTGCTTGTGCCATTTTTATTTTTTTTGTAAAGGTACGATTTTTAAAATTAAATACAGTTTGTGCTTAAAAGAAAGCATTGTGAATATATCTGTATAAATATATCCCATCCGTTAACTGTTAAAATATAGCCATTTCCTAAGTTACTATATGTATTAGCTCCTACTGTTATATTTATCGAGTTATTTATTTTATAATAATAATAATTTTCTACAGAAACGCAAGACGGAGGTGTAGAGCCATTTTCAGACTGAATGCCGGAAGTGTTAGCGGCTATTATATGAGATGTGCAGCTATCTTGATAAGTTGGAGTATTAAGTGAATTACAATCAGAAAGACTAGGATATAAAGTTGCAATTGCATTTTTAACATCTATATCAAACGGCAATGCATTAGATAGTTTAAATTTAAAACTAGACCCCGAACTACCGACAGAGTACTCTATAATAGATAAAACCGTATATGGTAGTTCTACGCATGGAGAGCAAGACGCTTGAGTTTGCAATACGCCTGTTTCTTGATATCTAGATATCCCATTTGATGAATAGTATCCATTTGCTGCCGGAATAGTTAGTGCGGCATCTGAGTATAATTTTACAGATGTGGCTAATGTTGATTTTCCTGAATAATATGTCGCCATTTTTTATTTATTAAATACAACTAGTGCAAGATAAACAAGCTGTTGAGTCAAGGCATAAATCTATTTGATACGCTCTTACAACACAATCACAACAAGCATCATACGCATCTGCGTTATCATAACAAGCTTCAATTGCGTATACGGTACAATCAGCATTAACCTTAGAGCAAGTAGGATATATTTGAACATATAAATCTATTCCATTTACCCCTCCTATATTTATCTTTTCACCGTTATTTACATTTGGGTAATCAAAACCTAGTATATTTAAATTTAATGAGTCAACTGCATGATAGTAATCACCAAATAAATTAGAACATGGAATGTTTGCCGTGCCTTTAGCTGTAATAGTTTTTAAGTTCTGAGGTAATGTAACTACAGCAGCTATATCCTGATTTTGAGGAGTTCCATCTAGATTACAATTTTCTAAGTTAGAAAATATACTAACTTTTGCATTACTTATGGTTATAGCAAATGGAACTACGTTTGTTAATTGAAATGTAAAATAAGAATCATCAATATCTGCCGTGTACTTTGTTAAAGATAGTACGGAATAAGGCGTTTCTACACAAGGAGCGCAAACTGCTTCTGTTTCCAAAACACCGTTTAATTGCCTTCTTGATACGCCGTCTACCGAATAGTACCCGTCAGGAGCTAATATTGTTAATTCAGGATTTGTATATAATGATACCGAATCCTCTAGTGTTAATTTGCTTGAATAATAAGTTGCTTTCATTTTTTATTTATTAAATACAGCTAGTACAAGATATACACGCTGAGGTTGATTTGCATAGTTTAATTTCAAATGACTCTATATTACAATCGCAACAAGCATCTATTTGACTGCTTGAGTCATAACAAGCCTCTATTGGATTAGATTGACAAGCCACACAACAGGCGTCAAATCCACCTACAGTAGAATAACATAAAGGTACTTCAAAAACTTCTCTATAATCATAAATTAAATACAAAAATTTATCATCATTAGAAGGCATGATGAAATCTGCATAATATGTATTAGGGGCGCCTGTAGATACAATAGGAGCAGCGGTATTCGATGCTGACAACAATAAGTTTATATCGGTATTGTTGTTTCCGTATATTGTGTTAGTTCTTAAATACTTAAAGTTATTGGTATCTAAATCAAATACAAAGTCGTCAAATCCTATCTTATTAGAGAATAATCTAACTGTACTTAAATCAGATGGGAATGCTCCTGTACCTTGTTTTCCTGTTATGGAATTAAATTGAGATACATTAGGAGCTCTAGAACTAGATGTAAAATTAACTATCGATGATTGAAGTGGTGATGTGTACGGTCCTTCAAAATATCTATACTCATTATGTATGAACTGACCGCTATCAATGTTTGATGTTAAACAAACTTGAACAACAGTCATTTCTAACGCATTAGGACACTTTTCTATCATACTTACGCTAGCGTTACCTAGTGTTGATATAATAGTTATCTCAGCGGTTCTTACATCTATAGCGCTTTTTTCAAATTTTAATGTTCCGCTTGTATTTACATTGCCTGTTTGGTATAAGTTTCCGTTATACCTAACTTGAATATTAATGAATTGAGTTACTGAATCTATTTCATATACTACATCTACAGTACCTATAGAGCTTCCAAAATTAGTACAGAATGTTAAATTTTTACCTGCTTGAATTGTATAGAACGTTTTGTTTATACCGCAGTCTGCACATACCACCTCAGATGGTATCTGTATATCATTAGATGATAACACATATTCATTCATGTATGGGTCAAATCCACCCAACTTCTGAGTGTTAAATGAATCCATAAACAAGTCCCTAAACCAAGTTCTCATACCCATTTCGGATATAACATTTAATTGGTCTTGACTTTTCGAAACGCCTCCTTTTAATTGTATTACCGAGCCTCTCTTAGCGTCTGTAAAGTATTTATCATATCCATACGCTACAAAACTCTCGGGGTTATGACTAATACCAAACTCCTCTAAACGAGCAATCTGCGTACCCAACACTTCAGGTATTGACGTTAATGCTCCACCACCACCTGCGTCTGATAATAAGTTCTTACCTGTAAGTACATATGATATTCTATCTTCCTGAAGAGTAAGTATATCGGTCTCTCTAGCGTGTAATTTTTCTACACTACCAAATGATACCTCTAGGTTCTTAAAGTTGGCTAGACCTAGGTTAAATTCGTTTAGCTTGTTAACGTTGTTCTCAGCGTTGAATACACCACTATATGTAAGACCTGCGAATCTATCAGCCTCTTTAAAATCTTGAGAAGACGTAGCCGTTACACGTTCACCTAGGTTGAATGTTTTGCCAACGATTGAGTCAAGTATTCTATAACTCTCAGCACCGTTGCCAAACGTAAAACAGTTAAATAATCCTGTATTTACAATAGCAGGTGTTTCTGAATAAATATTTTGATTCTGTATATTACCTTGATGATTACCGTTAACTATAGCTAATGATTGACTTCCCTCAAAAAATATATCAGGTAGTGCATCTTGTGGCTTTGTTTCAAATATAACAAGGTCAGTAGCTCTAGCTATTTTAAAGTTGGCGCTAACACTTGATTGAGATGGCGGTGTATTATTTGCGCATCTAGGAGTTCCTGATAAAATAGCAAATTCTAATTTATTTGTAACTGTATTTCTATGGAATCTATATTTGTTAGTTCTAATTTCAACAGGGGCAGTTGTTGAACAATTTGCATCAGTAGCGCTTAGCGATAAAACATCATTATAATCATTACCCGGTCTTGGCTCATTATTATCACGTTCCCATATACCTAAATTCAAAGAAGCTTCTATATTCTCCCCATTAAACCATAAATACATATTATCGTAATCATTTTTTGAAACGAATGATTTTTTTAATGTGTATATGCTTTTAAAACAACTTCTATTAGACCCCGGTCTACCCTCTCTTTTGAAGATAATCTCCATAGTGATAATAGTTCCCGTAGGAATAGTATAGTCCTCGTATAACCAAGTGTTATGCATAGGGTCGAAATTAACACCCGCATACTCATTCATTGGATAAATACATTGAGGATATTTATAATCGCCATAATCACAATAAGAACTGCCTTTTAATCCCGGAGTTATATTTGAATTTGGTGGTTTAACGGTATTAAAGTTATTAGCATTTATCTTCATATAAACACCTGCGGGTATATATACAAATTCATCAGTTATTATTGTACTTGGTATTTTTAAGAAATCTGAAGGCTGTGAAGACTTTTCTAATACGGTAGTATATACACAATTTTGAGTAGGTCCGTCAGCATCAGCTTTAACAACCAATTCATCTCCCGTCTCAATTTTAGTAGCATTCTCACCCTCTAGTAAAAAATACACAGAATTTGATGCGGGGTCTGTAAAAAATATATTAGTATATATTGTATTATAAGCCTCCATGTCAGGCTTAATTACAAACTTATACCTCGTTGCCCAATATGGCGGCTTTTGTGTTGGGGGTATAGTAACCTGAATTGAGTTTTTATATTTAGAATATGAACACGGAATGTATTCTGTGCTTTCAGGACTTAATAACGCTGTTGATGAACGATTAAATTCATCCATATAAACTATACCAACCTCATATCCTCTATTACTATGTAAGCTTTTTGAGTTTCCTAATTTTTGATACGAGGCAAAAACAGAGTCTGCTTCATAGTATTCATATATAACCTGAGGAGTAGTTTTATTAACATACTTCATTGCAGGTAATTGTAAACCAATTACAGTACTACCTATTTCTGATATTATTTTTACAGGTTGATTTAACGCTGTGATACCACTTGCTGACTTTTCAAATGCAGTTGGAACTTCTCCAAACGAATTAGATATTGCGCAATTTATAAAATCAGTAAATATAACTCCATTACACGCATTAGCTACAGTTTGTATATTTAAAGCCGTGCCTATATAATTAATAAACTCACTACTTGTCGCTAATTCATTTACCGAGGTATATGATTTAATTAATGTATATAATAAACTTACATTATAAACTGACGGATTAGCATCGTCAGCAGGCAATGGAGCAGTTCCTGAAAAAGATGAATGAGAGAATGTTATATCTATAGATATAAAAGCTCCCTCTACTAGTTCATTATTACTTAAATCAATATTTATTACTGAATTACTAACTGATTTTGGAGCATCTAAAGAATAAACTCCTGTTGATGTATAATCAAATAATTCAACATTCTCAATATCTTCCCAAATTAATTCAGTTTCATATTCTATTTTTATTGGTTCTCCTAGGTTGTCAATTAAATCATACCCATCAATATAGTTTCCGTACACAAGTCTATTACCCATAATAGTCTGAGCTTTAGCAAATCTAGGAACGTTATCGTATAATCTTAAAATCTCTGATTCGGGTAGTATTGTAAATATTTCACTATTGTCAAAAGTATATGTTCTATCTTCGTAATCGCCAAAAGCTAAATTTTCTTTAGATAGTTTTTTGATTACTTTAATAACATTGCTATTAGCTTCCTTAAATAATAAATCAATACCAATTACTAATGGACCTCCTGTATTATAAGTTAACTCTACAGCATTTCCTATATTAAGCATTCCGCTATTTAAATAGCTAGTTGAATTAAAATTAAAAACATTAGGGTTAAATGCTATATCACTAAATTGAGATGTTGAGCTATACTCATTATCTTCATATAGATATCTATATGCAAAACTTATAAACCTAGTTTCTAAATAATTATTTTGATTAGGAGTCGTAAGTAATAATATATCAGGAGACTCTATAGGTGGTTTTCTTATAACCAATATTGATTCAGCGCTAAATCCATCTACACCCGCAGCGGGTTGATTATATGTTCTAGTTGTATTTATCTTTCTAGGAGCATTGTAATCATCGGTAAAAAATAATAATTGTCCTACTAAATCAATACCTGTAAATAAATACTTAGGGTTAAAGTTTAATGTTGTATTAATACCTCCGCCATCATTAATACTAATAACGTGATACGTTAGTGAATTTTGCTTAGTATCGTAAGAGCATATTAAATCAACTTTACCTGTAGGACTATGTATATTTTCAGGGTCATGTATAAGCCAATACAAAGTTTCATTAGCACCATCTTCGTAAGCGCCTAAACAAGTAGCAGAACTACTCAAGTTATAACCTCCGTATCTTAATGTAGTTAACTTAGTATTACCCTTTGAATTTTGTATAGTACCTACCTCAGATTTCTCAGTAGAGCCTAACCTAATGTTTAAGGCATCAATATACTCACCATTACCAACAAGACGCTTATCAGTCGTCTTATTCATTCTACCTGCTAAGAAATTCCTTTGTATATTTGCCATATTACTTTAACCACTTATCGCCACCCCTGATATTCATCAATAGTCTTCCGGGATGTATGTTACTAATTCTTATTTTAGCATTCCTTAATAAAGCTGTTCTGTTCTTCTTAGCTCTGTTTACAACATACTCTTGTACACCAAACTTACTGTTAAGTAATGAGTACTGTATCTCAGCGTATATGTATTCTTCAAATAACTTGTTAACGGTAATTAATGAATTATCACCGCCTTCCATACCATCTGATACATATTCTAAAATACATACCTGATTAGCCATGCTAGAATCAAAGTTAATGACACCCGCTTTCTTATCTATTCTAAATGTAGGGTTTCTATTAGCGGTCTCTGTATTCAATCCAAATCTCTTGCCAATAGTGTAGTCAAAATACCACATCCCATTATATTGATATCCCTCTTGACCCGCAAACTGTCCGCTGCCATTAAGGTATATGCTTCTTTGTTGGTTTCTAATTCTTTCAAAATCGATATCTGAATACTGAGGAGTAAGTATGTTTCCGTTTTGGTCAAACATTATACTACCTGAGCCGTCTTGTAGATAAGCCTTAGCTGTATTCAATTGTATGTTCTCAGTAAGTGGTCTTAAGACGCCATTACTTAGCATAGATATCCTAACCCAATTAACATAGTCAGACGGTAAAACAAATCTCAATAAGCTATCTACGTTTAACTCTAACGCTTTAATTTCTTTAAATGCATCATAGTTTAATTCCTGTATTGCTCTTTTCGCATGAAATAATACCTTATATCTTTCTTCGTTGTTTACTAAGGAGTGGTTGCCTGAGTACATCAATAAGAAGTTATTAACTATATCTTGTAAGCTGACATACTGATACGACCCCCAATTTTTATCTTCAGGAGCAGTTCCGTTGTTGTCATAATATTCATATTGTGATATGTATGCCATAGTTGTTTTTATTATTACACACTAAATGTAGTCTGTGATTGTTGCTGTTGAGCCATGCCAAACTGAGTAACTTCTTGTTCTCTAATTGACATACCGCAGTACTCAAGTATCTTAGTTGTTAATTTATACCCATCCTCATTTGGCATCTCGAAATCCTGATAATCAGATTGTGATTGGTCAAATGCAGGCTCACCATTAGATAATGATATATATGTCCATTTTGGTGTTTTAGGATATCTAAAATAAGAACACTCTAACGAGTTAACTCCATTAATAATCTCAGGGTATACATATATAGCATCTTGAACTAATGTATACGCAGGGTATTCTATTGATGGCGATGTTAAATTAGAGCTAATTAACATTGATATGCTAGTATTAGAAGTCTTTTCAGCTTCGCCTAATTTTTTATTTGTAATTGCATCATAGCATACAATCTTATTTATCATGTACGCACTATACCCTGTTGTGAATGGAGAAGGTACTGAATATTTATTATTGGATATCTTTGTAAGTTTATCTATTTGTAAAAAAGTTTCTAAAAATTCAGCAATAGGACCTTCTGAATCAGCATATCCCGTGCCTGATAAGCGAGCATTTTCAGCATTTATAGCTTTATTATAACTAACAAAATAATCTTCATATAATTCCATTTGAGCATTTGCTGCGTACAAATTAAAATCCGATGGAGATATATACCCATAGTTGTTTTTATTCAATATGGCTAATACTGTATTTCTAACCTCGTTTATCATTTAAATACTTTTTACAAATATAACTAAAAAAAAAGGAATCACTTTCGTGACTCCCTCGTTTACTTATTGATTTTTTTAATATGTTTACTCTTGATTAGATATTAGATTCTCTAGTAATTTTAAAGACTCAATACCATCATCACTCTTTAAGAAAGAAGCAACGATGTACATAGGGTTTTCACCATACGGAACGGTTAGCATTTTCTTTTTATTTGTGTCTGTATTATAGAACACATCTTTTTGTTTATTTCTAAATGATAAGAAGCCTTTGTCAAAAAATAACTGAACTTTTGATTGCAATTGCATCATTGGGTCATTAAGCATATTTAAAAATGCTTTAGGCTCTCTCTTTGCGTATACTAAGATATCTCTTCTTAATTCAGAAGTAGTAATTTTACTAATATCTTTTCCAAACAATACTCTACCAACTGTCTCTACTTGGTCTAAACTAAGCTGTCTAGCTTCAATTAAAGCATCGACCTCTGTATTTAATTTTTCAACCTCTATAGAAGCATCTTTTTCGTCATCTACCTCAATAAATATCACGTTTTTTTGTGGATGGTAAAATAAAAATTGCTGTAATACAGGATTGGTTCTTGATACTTTTAAGAAACCATCTTCAAAAACAATAGGCTCTATAATAGCATTACCGTCTTGTTCGTCTTCAAATGGTGACCTTTGATTTACAGCATAACGAAGTGGTTTATTTATACCAAGCTCTTCGTCAAACCATAATAATGGGAATCTTCTTGAGTTTCTCGATGGCAGCATATAACTTAATGGAGCTGCATTCTTTTTTAATTTGTAGACCTTGTCTACAGATTTTTCATTCTTTGTCATTTGATATAATTTAAAATTTAAAAAAATAACAGAGGGATTTTAATACCCCTCTGTTAGGTATTCTATCCTCCGAATAAGAAGAAGTTGTTAGCACCTAATGTACAAACTGCTCTTTCAGACAAGAAGTGAACTTCCATTGCGTCTAAAGAACTGTTATTAGCACCACCTGCTGAACCTGTAATCCAAGTTTTGTAACGTCTGTCTTCAGTTTCAGAAGCTCTGTATCTAACGTGTAAGAATGGTCTCTTAGCATTTTTACCTAAGATTTGGTCATACACAGTAGTAGAACCTGCCGGAACTAAAAGTCCGCTGATTTTAGCACCATACATTGAATTACTTAATCCACCTCTTAAAGTTGGGTCGTTTAAATACTTCCAATCAGTTTTGTAGAAATCATATCCTCTACGGAAACCTTGGAATCCAAGATTTAATGCCATATCAATATCATTGTCAAATAAACCGAAAGATGCTCCTGAAGACGCTCCTGTTCCTGATACATATCCATTAAGAGTAGCCAACATATCGTCAATATCAAAAGAAAAGTTTCTATCTAAGAAGATAACGTTTTCTTCAATTGCGCCTTGCTTGTCTAATCTCTGAATAATTGAATCAAAATCAGATAAAGTAGTTGGGTTTCCACCACCCCAAACGTTTCCTCTATTGTTAACAACGTAGAAGATACCTTCAGAGCCTTTATTACCAACTTGAGAGTTTGGACCTAAAGCTGCTACTCCTGAATTTACTTCAGCAGGAACTGCTTCAATCATTGAGGTTTCAAGATAATCCTCAAAACGTAAACGAGTTTCATGCTCTGATTTCAAATACCATAAGTATCCGTTAGCACCGTTCTCGGTAGTAATCTCAACCCATCCGATTTGAGCCATATCAGAACCTGATACCGCATACTTATCTTTGATGATAATTGGAGAGTTTTCGAAAATAGTATCGCTAGCCTCTAAAGAACCTTCCATCCCAAGAGTACCTTTTCTAAATTCAGAACCATAAATGAAAACAGTAAGCGCTCCTTGCATACCGCTAAAATTCTGACCATTTTCCTCATAGTAAGCTACTGAAAAAGTCTTAAGAACTTCATCAACAGAAGTAACAATACCTTTATTGGATGTTAAATTACTATTGTTAGAGATATGTACAGTTTGACCTTTACGAATTGCAATATTTCCTGCGCCCGGTCCTGTAGAAGGGATTAATTGGTCACTTACTGTAATTATTGCATTACTAGCACCAAATCCGGAATCTGTGAAACAATTTACATATTTAGTATGTAAACGACCTTGCTCCGCCCACTTAATTAAATCTGAGTTAGAAGGCATTTCTGCTCCAACTAATCTAAGGAAAGAAGCTACAGTTCTGTTACCATAACGCTCAAATTCTTTTTCATAAGTATCAGGAAGATACTGATTCAAGAAATTGAAATCGGTAATATAATTTGTTGACAACGGAACTCTTTCCGCTGATGGTTGTAATGCAAACCCCGGACCTGTTACCGGACTAGTGGTTGGACTTAATACTTGACCTGCCATGTTTTTAATTTTTTAATTGTTAATAATTATTTCTTTCTACTTTTAATCGTTAATCCCCTTCCTGAGTCAGGGTTAACCGCTTTAATTTGCATTCCTCCTTTTGAAACAGACTCAGGCGCTCTACGAATATCCATGTTTATGTTTTTGGCTTTACGCATTACATCATCTGTCGCCTCTGATTTACCTTGTTCGTAAAAGAACTTAGCAAACTTTTCAGGATTCATTGCTATTGATAATGCTCGGTGATATCCTTTTGCGTCACTCATCAAACCGTTCTCATCCAAAAACTTACTAACGAAGTTAGTAGGATTCAATTGTGATTTTTTAAGTTCAGCAGCAGAACCGGGATTATAAACTACTTTTGATTCTCCAAGTTCGAATTCAAAACCTTTGAACTCGTCGTTGAATACATCGTCTGTTTTCTTGTGAAACCATTCAGTCTTTCGTTTACTTTCTTCCTCATATCCTTGAGCATCCTTAATATA